AAGCAACCGCAAACTATAAGCAGCCGCAGCACTCGTGTACACGTCGAGAGGTGGAGTAAAGGGTAAACCGCCTCCACCTCCACCCTTTATAGTTCCGTATTGATAACCGTACCCGTACATTACCCTACTATACCAATTACTGAACCGCTTGCAACTGTTACCGCTTTAAAAACTTTTCTACCTCTGCATCCAATTAATACCCCTGCTTTTACAGTTTTTCCGCTAAGGTTTGAATCTGTTATTACGTTTGTATCATCTTCATCGGTTAATGTAGTAAAGGTGCTATCTTCTTGCACGTATAAGGCTATAATGTTTTTGCTTACTAATGATGTGTGAGTTCCATCCATTAAGTATATCCCTTTCGCTCCAAATTGATTATCTATTGTTAGTGCCATTATGTTATTTCTGTTATGTTTTCTCTTACTTTAAATTCTAAAATGATACGAGCCTCTTGGCTTACATTGTCAAGTAGTGGCTGTTCGTTTTGTAATATGATTGTTTCTATTGTATGACTTGCAACTGTTCCAGAATAGTAAGTTAGTAATCGTTTTACTTCAGTAGCTATTGTATCAGCTTGTAAAAAACCGCCATTGCTATCTTTACCTTTTGCGGCATAAATATCAACTTGTAATTCGTGATGCAGTACGCTATAACCTTTTTTGTATAGTTCTGGTGATGCACTTTCGTTAATTACAATGCAAGGCAATTGAATTCCTTGAGGTGACAATATAGGACTTATATCATTAACTAAGTCGGTTATTGCTGTCACGTTTAAAATTGTTGCTATTGCCCCTGCAATCATTTAGGCAAATTTGATTAATAATAAGGTTGTTGTTTGTGTTTTTTTTTGTTTCATAAAAAAGCCCTACATCTCTGCAAGGCTTCTAATAAAATCAAAATTATGAAAGAACAACAATTTTACCATTGCAAATATAATCAAATTATTGTAGCCTCGTTTTTCTACCGTTGCAACTTGGGCAAAGGCTTTGCAAGTTTCTTAAATCCCAAATATCCCCTCCTTGACTTATTGGCTTAATGTGATCCAAATATTTTGCCGCTTGTGTGCATTTCGCACATACTGGGTTTTTCTTTAAATAGCTTAATCTAAAATTACGCCACCTTCTAGAGTTGTATAGTTTTTCATCCTCTGGATTTGCAAGCCAATTTTTAGCTTTCTTTGTTTGCCCTCCATATTTAAATTTAGGCATACTAGGCATTCTCAACTATTAATAAATTAACCGCTGCGTGTACGTGTGCTGCTTTACCGCTTGGCTCTGATGTTACTTTAATATCTGTTTTTTCTGTTACTACCTTATAAGGGTTAAATTCTCTTTTAATGCCATTAGCACCATCTGCAATACCTATTCTATTAATTAGCATAAACTCATACCCATTTTCTCTATCAGCAGCCCATAAGCCAAATTCTAATCCATCTGGATTTTTAGTAGAACTCTTTGCATAATCAACCGAGTAATCAATCAAATAGCCCGTATATCCGCTTGGGATAGTGTATAGTGCCATTTCTGTCTTTTGTTTGCCCGTTAGGATTAACCCGTAAGTTACAAGTAAAGCATTATCAAGTATTTCAATGTTAGAAGTAGCTACAACATCGGCTAATATTTCGGCACTAAACAAACGTATTAAAGCAGTTGTTAGTGCAGTTGGAGTTGTGGTATCTCCAACGTCTAATGTAATATCTTGCGTTACAATATCCCAATTAACATCCAATCCTTTTAATCTAATTGTAGCCCCTTGCATTGCGGCTTGGTTAGTTGCTTGCCGTACTTGCGTAATTGCAGCAGTTGTGGGGTATGGATAAGTTCCTCCACCCTCCCAAACATCTTCTACCACGCCATTCGCACTATCTAAATTTAACCCGAATATATTTACTCCTATTGTTCCTGCTATATTGCCTTTAGCAACCTCTAGCATAAAATCCTTTCCTGCCATATTTATCTTTTCAAAAATTGTTTCTTTTGCCACTTGAAATACCATACCAGCTTCAATATCTTGGGTAGTTGTTTTACTCTCTACACTTAACGTAGTATCGGTACTTAATAAATCAGCAGCAGCCGTAAATTCTTCTATAATTCCGTTGGTAATCGGATCTATAACTAAAACCTTATCTCCTTTTACTATGCTTTGGCTTAACCCACTTGCAACTATTGATAAGCTAGTTACTGCTCCTGCTGCCTGTGCAGAATCTACTGCACTAACTGTATGGTTGTTGTTTAGTAATGCTACTAGTCCACTTTGATTCCCATCTCCCGTGTATATTTCGCCTTCCGTTGGATTGCCCTTCCATTCCGTTGGAGTTATCCCTGCTTTATTATTCGTTTGCTCAACCCATTCCCCATCTACTTCATCCATTTTGTAGTTTTTAGAAAGCCCATTGAAGAAGTAGGTTTTATTGTTATAGACTATGCAGTTATGAGGATAGTATTGACCTTCAAATGAGCCTAAATAGCGGCTTATTGGTCTGGTTTGCAAACTCATTGCTTCCAATACTCGTGTATTAGTTAGTTCCGTATCGCTATCAAATCCTGCCCCCCACGTTTCAGATTTTACTAATGTCGTGTTGGTTGTTAAATAATCTTCTTTTACGCTTATTACATTTACAGAAGTTGAGTTGCTAAAATCTGTAATTACTAATGGTGGCAATTGTAGTTCTTTTGTGTAGTTCGTTGATGGGTTGTAACTTTCAATTAAGGCATTATTGCTACTTTCTCCTAATGGCAAAGTAATATTACTTAAAACACCGTAAGGAGCTGTACCAGATATAATACTTTTAGTTGCTCCTTTGTAATCTTTTGCAGTTGCTGTAACTGTTAATGTTAATGTTCCGCTTAATGGTATTTCTAGTGTTTCTAATGTGAACTTTTGCACTGAACCTTTTACTAGGCCTTTTATGTCATAGCCAAACGATGCAGAAGATGTAACCCATTTACGCCTCAAACCTCTGCCACCAGTGTAATAATAAGTACTTGCACCATCAGTAACACTAATTACAATTTCAACATCTAAATAATCTCCCGTTAAAATACCGTTATAAGCAGATACTTGAAAATCATACCTAAGTATTGCCCCACTTCCAACACCACCATAAACATCAAAAGTTTCAGTAAATGTATCGGGGTTGTTTAGTACGTCTGTGCTTAAAAAGTCCAATTTTACCTCGCTTTGCAAATTGGCTTTAACATCCATACTAACCTTATAAAGCCCTGCTAAATACGCAAATTTACCGCCACCTAATACAACTAAATCTTCGCTCCTATCTCTTGGGCCTGCTGTTAGCTTGTATTGGTATGTACCCCTCGCATAACTACCCATAGTTTTAGCATATTCTCTATAAACAATTACGGTTGTATTGTCGTAGTTTCTTATTTGCTGAATGTAATAAACCCCTTTGGATATAAATATTCTGCAATTAAATAATTCTAATATACCCCTTAATGCTTCATAGCAGCTTATGCCCTCGCTTGTATTATCATCTGGTCTTTTATTAATGAACATCCTATCACTAATAAAACAGTAATCTAATGGGCTGTAATGGTCCGTAACCGTTCCAGCAACCTCATTACTCAAATACTCTATACTTTCCCTTAAATACGCATCATTTACGCCCCAGAATTGATTCAAATCATTTTTAGCAAGTAGATTGTATAAATGTTCTTTTAAACTTGTTTCTGTTGGAGATGTTGCCACCTCGTCGTAGCTAATGTCTTTTAGTTTATCCAACCCATCAATAGCCTTAATAGTAAATGGAGTAGGTTTGCTGATGTTATCCCACTCAACCAAGTCTATAACTATGTTACCAACCCATTCTAATTCCCATCCGCTGTTATCTTTATACATTATTAGCTTCAGCTCGTTGTCCGTGCTTTCAATGTACATTTCAATAAATCTATCAAACCACGCATCATTATTAGCATAGGTGATAGTGGTAGAGCTTGCTTTGATACTTTCTAGCAATATATCGCCTTGATTATCCCATTCTGTATTAACCTCGATTACTTTAGGCTCAAACGTGGGGTAATATAAGTTTGTAACTATTTCTTCATACGTGCCAACATAGGCTATACTCAAAGTTATTTCTGTTCTGTTTTGGGCTTCGTTATAGGTAAAACTTACGATGTTTGCAGTTGTACTATTCGCTCTATCATTCCAATAAATTGTTACACTCATTGGAGTAGTTAAAAAGTCTGTCCAATCATTTGCAAGGTAAAAAACAGAACCCGTGCCACCGCTTAAATCTGTATCTAAACCAATGTAAGATTCGCTGAATAAATCTATTTTATACGTTTCGCCTATTGCGGATTGAATTTGACTTGTGAATAGTATATTGCCCATTATCTCTTAAATTGTCTGCTCCTATCTTGAACTAAAATAAGCTCACGCCCTTGTATTTTTGTTTCTAGTACTATCGGTTGCAAGTCTAGGTTATTTCTATTTGTTGAACCGCTTGGTGAACTATAACCACCTCCACCGCCTCCGCTTCCTTCAATACCTTTTTGGCTTAGATTTGATAATGCAGAACCTGCCGCTACTAATGCTATACCTGCAACTATTGCTAAAGGTGCATTACCCGTTTTTATTGCAGCATCTAACCCCGACTTAGCAACACCAATGGCTATAATGGCTTTTCCAAAGTCTTGCATAAACATTCCTATTACATTTAGAAATTGTTTGCCAAAATCTGCAACACTTTCACCGCTGCCACTTATTATACCACCTAAGAACTCACCCATTAAAACCGCACTATTATTAGCAAGTGATTCTAACCCGTTGTTGAGTGCAGTACTCATTTCAGCTCCTATTTGTTGAAATACTGAAAGTGCCTTTTCTTTTGCTTTGGCAAGTGGAACATCTATTTTGTCAAAATTAAGCATTTTAATATCAAAATCTGTACCAAAAGAACCAATCCCAACAGAACTAATTGAGTGACTAATTTCTTTTAAGTTAACTTTAAAAGCCTTTGCCATTTTAGCCGTTGAATTAGTAACCTTAGTAGTAACCGTTTCAGCCGTTTCAGCTAACCCGTTTAAATTGTCTTTTGCACTATCAATCGCACTTTCTACAGCATCTCCAAAACTGCCAAACTCTCTAGTGTTTTCTCTTACTTTACCCTTTAAACTATCTAAAAACTCAAATGTATTTTTCCCTAATTCTAATCCTAATATATCCGCTAATTTCTTATACCCAGATAGCATAAACTTAATACTATCAATAAAACCGTTTTTGATGTTTACCCACGCATTAAAGAAAAAGTCCTCAAACGCCCCTAAATTGTCTTTAACGTAAACAAATGCAGCCGCTAAAGCTGCCAATCCTAAAACTATCGCTAATATCGGAGCTGTTGCTATTCCCGTTGCAGTTGCTAATGATGCCATTGCAGCCGTCAAAGCACCCACAAACATTAATATAGGCCCTGCAATAGCCAATACCCCACTAAAAGCTAATATCATTTTTTTGACCGTTGGGCTTAAATTTTGAAACCAAGTTACTAGCGTTTTTAACTTATTGATAAGTGGTAATATTCCAACGCTTATAATCTCGCCAAACTGTTCAGTTAAATCTCCAAACGCCATTTGTAACTGCTTTAACGGGCCTAAACCTGCTTTTGCTGCTGCTTCTGCACTACCTCCGTATTGCTTTTCTAATTCCTCAAGTATTAACGATTGTGCCTCAGCTAGTCGATTAGTTTCGACCATCCTTTTTACCGTTGCTTTTTGCTCTTCGCTAAATTGGATACCCGCCCTGCTCAATGCACTTAGGTTAGCTACTGGGTCATTCAAAGCCTTACCCAACATAATAGATGCACTTTTTAAGTCAACATCTAATCTAGTTGCTAAATCAACCGCAGCTTGCTGTGTTTTTTCAAACTGCTCCCCTGCTATATTTGTAAACGTTAGTAATTGAGCCGTTACACCTTTTAAAATTTCCTCATCTCCAAAAAGTGATTTACCTTGAATATCTGATGCTAGTTGTTGCAGCTTTTTAGATGTTATCCCTACCGCTCCATTGGTAGATTTTAAACCCGCCTCAACTTGTGCAACTGCTTTAGCTTGTATGTCAAAATTTCTTAATGCAACTACCGCCAACCCAGCTATCGGGGCTGTAAACGCCATTGACATCTGGCGTCCTACCTTGTCCAAATTCCTTGCAGTTTGCTTCATCTTACGCTCTAAATTTTGAGCTGATGTGCTAAAACCTTTTAAGTCAAATAATGCCCGTATATTAATCTTACTTTCTGCCATTTTTAAACATTGGATGTGTCTTTTTCAATTCTTCTATTTCTGCCTTTGTCCAAGCATTTCCACTCGTTCCCTTCATTCCTGCTTGTCCTTTTTCCCATTCAAACGTACCTAAGTCTTTTACCTTAGTTCCTTTTTTCCAGTTGCCGTTAGATAAATAACCTACCCAACGTGCAATCTCCCACTCCTCACGCTTTTTCAGTTTCTCAATATTCCAATAACCTAAATAAGCATCCCAAATGTCACTAATGGAGTACTGATTTAGTTCTATTGGTTTTATCTGCAAAACTCCAAAGCATACCCCCTTGATAAATTGCAAGGGTCGGCTACCTACTTTTTTGCCTCTTTGCTTAATCCGTTAAAAGCTGCCATACCTTCACCCATTGCATCAGATATAGTAGTAATTAAACTAGGCTCATCATCAATGGCATCAATCAATTCCTCTTTTGTAATTGTTTCGCCTTGACTTACCATTCCATAATAACATAGCTCTACAATGTCCATTAATTTAACATCTGAACCCATAGAAACTAAATCTTTATTAGTTTCATCTTGATACATTAACAAGGCTTTAAAACCTAGTTTAAACTTGTACTCTTTATTATTTATTTTAATCATATTTATTCAAAAAAAAAGGTGGGCAAATTACCCACCCTTTTATTAAGTTTAGTCTATCTGTTACGATTCAGCTGCTGCTGTTACCGCTCCCGTTCCGTTCAATGTTACACTAAATGTGCTTGTTTCTTCTAATCCATCAGTTTTTTGTAATGATGTGATATAAGCAGAACCTTCATAATAGATGTCACCCGTTACGCCCGTGCTATACCTTACCGTTACAGCAGTTCTAGCATCGTAGCTAGTATACAAATCTTCAAACCCAAATGTAGCATCTTCGGCAAAGTACCCCTCACCCGTTACGCTAAATGATTTGATTGCTTCTAATATTTCAGTATTACCTGCACTATCTTTTGTTGTAGCATCCCTTGTAGCCATTTCAAATGAAATAGAATTACTTGTTAAATATGCTATGTCTGTGCCACCTATTGATATTACGCAAAGTGTGCCGTTTAATTTTCCTGTACTTGCCATTATTCTTTATCTTTTTTTGTCTTTTTTGGTTTCTCTTCTTCTACATAAGCAGAATTAAAATGAAGAGGATTAATACTTAATTTTGTACCTATTGGTAATATTCTCCCATTTTCGGGATTAGTCCAACTCGACTTCACTATTACTTTCATTGTTCAAATTTTCGTTTTTTTTCTTTTTAGGTTTGTGTTTTTTTTTGTCGGTTGTTTCTATATCTGATATAGCCTTATTTACAACATCTACTTCTTCAAATGTATAAGTGCCTATCTCAACCGCTATACCTTGCTCAATCAATTTACGCCCTAATTCATTAGTGCATTTTAATTGCATTCCTTTTTTTAAGGTTTTAACGTGTATTGCGTGGTCTTTTATTAATTCTATTCTCATAATTGCTGTATTCTTTTATCAATGTATTTTTTTAAATCGGTAGTCATTACCTTTGTTACGTTTGAAAGTAAAGGGTTTGCCGTTTTTCTTATATAATCTAAATGCTTTGTGCTTCTATTATCTCTCCAACCGTAAACTAACAAGTAAAGATACCAAGCATCATACTTTCTTTTTTTGCCCGTTGCTGGACCTACATAAACTTGAGGATATTCCTTGTTCCTACCGGTGAAAATGCTAATTGATTTCTTTGCGTTACCTATTGGATATATTTTGCCCCTAAATTTAATAGGCTTATCAGCTTGAGGTGTTGCATTTCTTACCGCAGATTTGATAGGCTTCATTTGCCGTCTTAAAATCTTTAATACTTCTAGCCGTTTGGTCCTGTCTGGCAATGCTTTGATTTTTGCCGTTAGTTCTTGCATACCTTCAATCTCGAATATCATACCTTTTTATTTGCTGTTATCCATAGCCCTTCTCGGTCTAATTCTTGAATTTCTATAATGTCAAAATAAGCATCATCATATACAACTCGCATTTTTTCATTAATCCCTGCAAAGTATCTAATCTTAAACTTTACTCGATTAGTAGCCGTAATTTTATCCGCTTCTACATACTCATTGCCTCCTGCTCGTTGCACATTAGCAAAACAAGTATGGTAAGTGCTCCAAGTTCCTACACTTTCAAATTGTGAATTTTTAACAAGTGAGTAACTTTCAATTACTATTTTTCTATCTAACCTACCTATGTTCAAAATCGTATTCTTTTACTAACCAAGTCTAATTGCCATTTAGTTGTTCTTGATAATTGAGAAGCAGAACCCATTACGTTTGTTTGTCTACTCTCGAATAAATCTCCCATTATCATCCGCAAACATTGTGCATTCATTGGATCTACGCTTGCAGCAGTTGTAATTTCAACTACATAAGGGTAATCTCGTTCATAGGTTGTAGGCTCATCGCCTATTATCTCCACGTTTTGACCGTTTAAAATGTAGTTTGCAGCATCATAAACTTGCAACTCATTAGCTGCATCGTAGTACTTAATTACTATGCTTTCAACATCATAAATATCAATAAAAAAGTCACATAAAACATCTAATTGCCCATTTGCGGTTGCTTTGACTAATACATTTGTTTCAGCGTATAACATTTGATGTGCAGCCGCTAAATAGTCATCAATTAAATCATCAAAAGATGTATCCAATATATTAAGGTGTAACTTGGCATCTGCCTTGCTTAAAGCATAGTCACCGCTTGCAGTGTAACTCGTTTGTTTTATGTTTTCTAAGAATTTCATTTTATAAAAAAGGGTGGGCAAAGTACCCACCCCATTAAAAGCTAAATAATTAAGAAATATTATTATGGTGCTGTGTAAGTACCTACGCTTAATGCTGCATCTTTAACAAGGGCTGCATCCCAGAATGAGTTAAGTACTAATCTATCTTTACCGCTTACCGCTTGAGTATATGGATCGTAAAGTATGTCAATTGCTCCAAACTGTGCAACCATTACCTTACTCCAATCTCCGTAGTATGCAACTGGCTTAGAAGATATTTGAGCAATTTGATTGCTAAATTTAATCATTCTACCCATTATCGCATCATTTACTACTAATCCGTTTACACCGCTTACTTGAGCTTCTGTGTAAGCTAAATTAAATAAGTCAGTAGATATAGCAAACTTGTTTGTTGGTGTTTCGTAGTTGTTGCCCAAAACTTCTTCAACTAACGCCATTACAACCGCATTAAGGCTAGCACCATTGACTGGAGTTTTGCCATCTGCAAGCCACTCGTAACTTCCATTAGCCGTGTCATCAGTAAACAAAGCATATTGTACTTTTGCAGCTACTGAACGTGCGATATTTGAGCGGATAAGCCCCTCTAATACGCTACCGTGCTGCAATGTTGCCAACTTTGAAACATCAACATAAGAAGCTAATCTACGAGGTGCAAGGTCTACTTTAGAAAGTGCTGAACCTCCATCGGCTGCTGCATCTGTTTCACCTTCCCATTGAGTAGTAACCGCACCCATAATTGGTATCCTTTGGTCTAATACTGCATCTAATCTAGTAACTCCCAAATCATCAATGATAGTTTCTGAATAAACAGCATCAATAAATGACCGCCCTTGTATTCCAGTTGTACCATTTTCAGTAATTGCAGCTCTTAAAACAGTAGAAGGGATAGATACTTGGCCTCTTCGTGTCTGACCTATTCCGTTCATCTCTCTTGATGCTTCTTGGTTCATTTCAGCAATTAAACCGCTTGCAGGTTTGCCACTCATTGCAGTTCTAATTGCTTCATAAAATGAATAATCTTTTGCAACTCTATCTTCTTCTTTTGTGCCTATTTCAAATGTAGTAGGCTTGATGTTTGCCGCTTTTGCTCTTACCGATTCTTGCTTTTCAGCTTTCTCTAAATCGGCAGTCAATCGCTCAACTTCTTCAATTAGCCCGTCAAACTTAGTAGTTTCATCGGACGTAAATTCTCTATCTTCGGTTTTAACCAAAGCCTCCAGAGTATCTAATTCTTTATTAGCTGCTCCAATTCTCTCTTTAATCGTGTTAATATTCATTTCTCTAAATGTTTGATACAAATTTTTGTTAGTTAATCGTTTTTAATTGTGTTTTTTTTTGTCGACTTCTTAGCTTGATGCGTGTTGCCGTGTCCATACCTTTTTTTATTGGAGTTAATTCAGCTTTGATTTTTTCTATCTCATCCGCACTTCTTTTAAAGGCATCTGGATTAGAACCAACAGAAACAACACTCCATTCCAACAACTCTTGTCTTGTAAAGTAAATAGTGTCTTTATCCTCGTTGTTTTCTGTTTTGCCATATCGGTAATCGTGAACAGCAGCTCCAACGCTTGCCATCTTTAAAAGTCCTTTGTTTACTTTTTTCCAAACCTTTTCCGCTATTTCGTTATCATCTTCAAATGTTACACGCCCTATAAGATTGTTACCATCTTTGTAAACTTCGCTTAACCCTATAATCATATCTGGATTATCATTGCCTGCATTGTGGTTGTAGCTTACTATTGGGTTACGCTCGTAGGTTGATAAATCCCATCCATCCATTTTGAAGGATGTGCCGTGTCTATCAATGGTTTCATTTGATATAATGAACTCTGCGGTTCTATCTTCTTGGTTTATTGCTCTTATTTCAGCTTGTCGTATTATTTTCATTGTGTTGTTGTATTATTTTTTGAACCTCTTTAGGGTCTTTGGTATAAAACTCTGCAATCTGCTCTATCGGTATTCTATTTAATTGAACATACCTTTCATCTCCGCCATCAACTGGATTAAGATCCATTAACGCTCTAACATCATTTATTGAATAAACCCCTATGTCGGTCATTATTCTAAAGTTTTCTGCTTGACTTTTTACGTCAGTTCTTAACAGTGAATTGAGGTTGTGCTTAAATACGTGCTTTGGCTTTTCGTTTGTCTTTAGTAGTTTACGTCTATACTCTTGCTCTAATTTGCCTATCCAAGTTCCAATGGCATAGGTAATAAATTCAATTTGCTGATGCTCGATATTAGAAAAAGTTGCGTTTTCTAACTCGTTAATCATATGAGCAGGTACACCTAGAATAGTTGCAATTTCGTTTTTTTGGAATTTCCTTGTTTCTATAAATTGGGCATCTTCTGGAGATAGCCCTAAACGTACATAATCAACTCCATCATCTAATATAGCAGTTCCGCCAGTGCCATTTGCACCGTATGCACTTGCCCAACTTTTAGCAATATTTGTTTTTCTATCGCTTGGCAATACTCCGTTGTATTTTAAATACCCATCTATTCGAGTGCCTTTATTATAGAAGTCTTGCCCGTAATCTTGGGCCGCTAATGATAAACCTAAATTTTGGCGATGATAAGAAATGGCACTCAATCCGTTTACTGGATGAGTTCCAAACGCACGAAGGTTTAGCATATCACGGTCATTAACCATAATATACTCCCCATAGCTATCACTTATTCCTATTTTAACTTTCCACCAAATCTCACCATCATATTCTTTTGCTTCGCAGCAGTCTTTTCTTACGTTTATTAGCCCTATTGGGTTTGCAAATCTGTCACGCTCAATTAATGCTAATCCGTTTCCGTGATTGATTGCACTTGTAACTAATATTTGTATAAAATCAAAAGATATTGACTTGTAATTTGCTTCCGCATTTAATAAGTATTCGCTTGGATGCTCGACTTGAATACGTCTTGCACCTTCTTTTTTTACCACATCAACGGGTAAATTTGCGATTGTTTCCGAAATAAGTTTTACACCTGCCCAATAAGCAGATAAACTAAGTGCTGTTTTTTCGTTTACTGGTGTACGCCCTACCATCCCTGCAATATTGAACATATTACGTGTCGGGTCGTAGGTTTGCGGATTGCTACGTTTAATAGAAAGGTCTAGGCCAAAGATTTTCATCTATTAGGCAAATTTGACCTTACTTGTTATTTTTACTTGTGTTTTTTTTTGTTTAACATTAGATATAAAAGCATTAAAACGCTTTATATCCTTTTGTTGTATACAATATTGGCTTAAGTCTATACTATTTTCAGCTTCATTGCCCCAAGTATGCCAACCCTGCTTTTCTTCTCTACAAAACATTTCCAATCGGGCAACATTAGGATACCAATCTTTTATTAAGTCTCTTACAAAGTCAGGTTTTTTACTGTGTTTACCACGTCTTTCTTTCATTACGCTACTTATTCTTTTACTACTTTCAGGTGGGCTAAATTTACCCTTTTTAGCAACAATTAGTAGTTCGTGTTGCCCTCTAAACCAATACCCCATTCCAATTATTTCTTTATCCCAAATGCCGTGAGTTACGTATTTAAAACCCCAAGCATCTATTACTTTCATAGCTTCGGGTAGTTTTGGAGCAGTCGCCCACATATACAACACGGCATTTTTATTAGTCATATTTTTAACAGGCAAGTTGCATATATCATCAATAGTCATTGTGGGGTATTGGTTTTCAACGTCTCTGCTTTTCGTCTTACTAAAGTCATATCGCCACGCAGGGTCGGCATAAATTACATCATATTTCATAAGTCTGTGCTTTTAAAGTCGCCAATACAATATATAACAATGTATATAAGTAATGGCAGGTTATTGTTTAATTATAATTTTCTGTTTATCTATTTACTTTTTGCTTATTCGATAAGTAATCGCTTTCTATCTGCCACTACTCATATACTCGTCCGTTATGTACAATATAGCTAAGGTTTGTCATCAAACAAAGTTTTAGGCTTATTTGCACGTAATAATATATTTTTTTCCACCCTTTTTTTAGCTACTTTATAAATATCAATATCTTTTTCAATACCAATATAATTTCTGTTCAAATCATAACACGCTATTCCTGTTGTATTACTTCCACAAGTGTTATCTAACACCCAATCGTTTTCATTTGTGTACGTTCTAACAAGGTATTTTAAAAGGTCTAAAGGTTTTTGAGTTGGGTGTAGTTTACTTCCTTTAGGGGTGTTTGGTACGCTTTTAAATTTTAATACTGTTTTAGGGTTTACCTTGGTAGCATCATAATAAGTTGCTTCTTGTTTACCCATATTTATGTGATTAGATTTATTGCTACTACCTTGTATTTTATATTTAGCCCTTTCTAAACTACTTTCGTTTCGTTCAGCTAATTGCTTATTAAAAGTTGGTTTGCCTTTATTTACAAATACGCTTATAGTTTCGTGATACTTCATTGGCATATAAGAACTTTGTGCCATTCCAGTAGGCATTGATTTTTCCCAAATCCAATCATATTTAAACTTATTTATATTACTCAACCTTAAAGTAGAACTAAATGGCTCACTTCCAAATAACAATATTGCACCATTATCTTTTATAACTCTATTATATTCACACCAAAGTAAATCAAAAGGTATAATAGAATCCCATTTTATACTTGTTGTACCATAAGGCAAATCACAAATAATTGCATCCATACTTTTATCAGGTATGTCTTTCATTAATTCAAGGCAATCGCCTAACCATAAGTAGTTATTTGGCTTATCAGCCATTTGCCCACGCTCAAAAAATATATTATTACTCATTCAGTTATTAATTTAAAGTTAGTGTTTATCAATCCGCTATACAGTACATAACAATGTATAAACGGCATTAAAACGACCGTTTATACTTAACGTTAAAGGCAATGCTTCTGCCAATCTGTACCAAAGTTGAACAATGTAACGAATAGCACACCTGCAACGTATGCAAAGTTGACTTCATTTATCCAACCTATCCAAGCAATTAAATATCCTATACCTATTGCAGCACCAGCTATCAATGCACGTAAAAGCACAGCCTTTAACAATGCATATAAAAAATGCTTTTCTTTTTCTGTAATTTCAAGTTTTAGTTTCATATCTAAATTATTTAAGTTATTAATTATTTGTTTTTCAATGTCGCACTTTTCATATGCGAACCGTTAATCTTTTTGATTTCGTTTACGATTCTTTATTTGCACCCTTCGCTTATACAATTGAGTACTCCTAAAACTTTGATAATTTGCGTATGGTTTGAAGTCTGGCAAATGCTTATTGATATATTCCATTGTGGCTTCATAAGCTAATTGATTTACTTTTAACTTTTCAAACTTTCGCTCAAATATGCCATTAATACCATTAATGCAAGCATCTATAACATCATCTGGAATATTTACCTCGCCCCTAACGTCTAAATGGTGTTTGCTTCGGTAGCTATCAAAACCTTTGTATGGCTCTTTAAAGTTCGGTATGTACTCACGTATGTATTCAACTGCTGATAAGTATGCAGCTTCCATTGTTTCGCATTCTTTCATTTTCCACATAAAAAGATTATCAAAGCCCTTTTTGTGGTTTAGTACGTTGTAGATATATTTTGGTAGTATCATATTATAAATAAATCATCATCTAATAAATAACTCGTTTTTGTATCTTCTTTTTCTCTAAGCCATAAAGCCAATGCCATTATATTTGTTATAATACCATCAACTTTTTTTTCTGAATTTACCTTTGACTTAACAACCTTCCAATTATCAGCATCATCAACTCTAACCTCTGCATTGCCTGCCATCCAACTTAAAACGGGATTGCCTAAATGGTTGAACTTTCGCTCACTACTTGTTGCGTATGCGTGTAAGTCCTTTGTAGGGCTGCTCATACTCTTAAAACCTTGCCTAAATTCTAACAAATCAACACCATCACTAACTAAATCTGGTATCAAATGGTGTGCATTCCAATCATCATAGGCTATTTGCATTACTTTATACTTAGCCATACACTCATTTATTACCTTTCGCACCGCTTTATAATCGGTTATATCTCCATCAGTTTCAATAATATACCCTTGTTTTATCCAATCTAAGTACCTAATATTGTTCTTTTCGGCTGAATTTTGCCCCTTTTCGCTTGGCAAAAAGAACCAATTTTTACTGATATATGCACCATCAATGTAGAATATTAGAGTAAATGCTGTAATATCGGATCTACTTGCAAGGTCAATAGCTCCATAACATTCAGCACCTTCTAAAATACGCTCATCTATATCCCATTGATTCTGCTTCCATTTGCTTTCGTCAATCCAACCATCCAAGCTGCTTGTCCAGATGTTTAAGTAATACCGCTTGAATGAATTTAAACTTGCGGCACTTTGTCTGGCTTTGCTTGCTTCCTTTTCATAGGCTCTTTTACCTATACTTACATTGTAGTTAGGGTTTGCTTTTATCCAAGTAACTTCATCAAAAGGTTCATCATCTATGTCCGCTCCGTGTATGCAAACTAACAAGGTTTCATCTTGCAATATCCCTTTAACAACATCTTTTGCGTATTCGTGCCGCTGATACCCTATGCCATACAAGTCACTTCCAGCAGTTGTAATAACAAAGGATAATGGTTGCCGCCTTGCACCTTGAGATTTTTCAACCATCTCCAAAACTTCATTATTCTTATGAACGTGCAACTCATCAATTATTGCTAATTGTGGGTTAATACCATCTTCGCCACCTGCCTCTTTAGATAATATTTGATAATGTTTAGTGCCTCCTAAATGGTCGGGAGCAGTTATTGAATTTCTATAAATATTGCATTTTTTGTTTAGTCGTGGGCTTTTTTTAATAACCTCTTTTGTGGCTTCAAAAACTAACCCTGCTTGCTTTCTACCCCAAGCAACACCAACTATCTCACTACCCCCTTCGGGTTCTATGTCTAAGAAGATTGCAGCCATTGCAGCAGCTAAAAACGATTTACCGCTTTTCTTTGGTATTTCGATATAAGCGGAGGTATGTTTTCTAAATCCAGTGTCTTTATGTTTCCAACCGAAAATAGGTTTAATTATCTGCTCCTTTTGCCACGTTTCAAGTTTTAAAGGTTGCCCTGCTAATTCGCCCTTAACGTGGTTAATATTTTTTTCAATGTACTTTACCGCACTATTTGCAGCTTTATCATCAAAGTAATATTTATCTAAGTCAAACTGTGATATGTCAGTTAGGTATGGCAATTATAATTCGTATTCTGGCTCTTTTATTTCTTCTTTTTTCTGCTCTAACTTTATTCTAGTCCTTGCAGATGGACTAAAACCAAACTCTTGACTTAATCGGATAAACAACTTTCGCTTATCATCACGCTCTTTGTATATTGGATTAATCCGTTTAACTCCGTTTCTATCTTCATACATTATTGCATTACCCCTGCACTTATTATTCAACTCTTGCAACTCCCCCCAACATTCGCAATACTCCTCAAATAGCTTTAAATCTATAAATGAAATATACCCATACATTTTACTAGCTTGCATTAACATTGAGTTCCAAATCTCACAACCTAAATCACTCATCCTATCTGGAGGAGATGGTATGCCATCATAAACAAAATCTAACTTTTCAGTATTTTCTAAATCGTCACTATTACGAGAAGGTCTGTAATATCCCTTTTGTAATATCATTGCTTTTGGCTGTGCTACCGGTCCTCTTTTACCCATAATTTGTATTTCTTGTTACGGCTTTCTTTCCTTTTTGAATTTCAAAACTTACACGTGCGTAAAAATAAT